GAGGTATAGGCCATGAGAAATGAAAGAGCAGCAGGCGATTCCAGACACGCAAGGACCGGCAAGGATGGGGCATTTTACAATAAAGATGGAGTGATGTTGGCGACCGTAGAATCTTTTACATCAAATGTATCCTATAACAACGCAAAATATAGTGTCCTAGGTGATGCACAGGAACATGAAACAGCAAATACGTTTGCAGTAAACCTTACAATGTCCCAGATTGTAGTGGAAGATGACACATTTATTAAGGAATTGTTTGAAGCAATGGAGACACAAATTATGCCAGTGTGGGATTTCCAAGGTTCACTACTAGGTAGGAATGATTCGGAAGAAAGAGTGGTGTACCGTGAATGTGTCCCTTCGGGACAGGTTGACTTGCAGAATATCTCTGTAGGAGATGTGATTAAAAGAAATTGGAATTTCTTTGTAAATAGGCCGCCTAAGTTACAAAATTTGTTAAGTATTGATTAGAAAAAAGGATAGGGAGAAAAATTATGTCAAAAAATGAAAAAGAATATAAGCCAGGCGTAGCAATTGTAAGTAGTTTTGAAAAAGAAATGGAAACTAAGGTAGAAGATCAAGAATTTTCTAAAGAAGAAACAAAAGTACAGATGCGGATCAATGAAGAGGATTTTATCCAGGGATTGATTGACGCTGCTGGATATTCAACTGAAGAAACTCAACGTATGGAAATAATCCGTGAGGGTAGGCTGTATTTTGCTTTTTCGATTAGGCCTCTTGGTTCAGAAGAATATGAAAGATGTAAGAAAAAGTATACAAAATATGTGCGTAATAAGCAGTTGGGAATGAAATTGCCAGAAGATACTGACCGCATTAAATATCAATCAGCAATTATCTATCAAGCAACAATAGAAGAGGACAGAGAAAAGCTATGGGATAATCGCAAGGTTTGGGATGCCCTTAGGGCAAAAGAATTCCAAATTATGAATGGGCTTGATGTGATTGAGTATACATTAAAAGCTGGAGAGAAAGATAAGGTATTAGAATGTATTGATAAGCTAAGTGGATTTGAAGCTGATTTAGAGGAAGTCGCAAAAAACTAATTGAGGCCGGAGGAAAAGCCTGTTTATTGCATCATATTTTTCAGACAACAGGAATAACTCCGGTTGAATTTTATCAGAAACCAAAGGGAGTACAAGCATTTATGCTTGCTTCTATGCGAATTGCTTTGGAATCAAGAACAGGAGAAAGGGAAGAGAATGGCTGAAACTGTTAGAATTGAAATTCCGATTGAAACAATAGATGAAACAGAACCAGAATTGTCTAATCTTATGAAAAAGCTGGGTAAAGTAGAAGAATCAGCAGATAAGGCTGGAAAATCAGCAAAGAAGGCTAGTAAAGATGTAACAGCCTTTGATAAGTCAGCAGATAAGGCACAAAGAACTCTTTCCGAATGGGTAAAAGAAAAATATGAGCTGCTTTTGGAAGCAAAAGATAAAGTTTCACCAATGCTTTCTACATTAGGGAATAAAATGAAAAGTTTTTCAGGAAAGACATGGAGTGTCACTATGAAAGCCATTGATCTTGTAACATCTCCAGTGAAGGGAATGATAAATTTGTTAAAAAATCCTATCTTTCAAACAGGAGCAGCTCTTGGAGTCAGTATTGGTTTCGTAGATATAATCAATACCTATAAAGGCTTTGAGGCTGCTATGTCACAAGTACAAGCGATAAGTGGGGCTACAGGGTCAGAATTAAATAAGCTTACAAAGAAAGCAGAAGAGATGGGTGGTACAACTAAATTTACAGCAGAGGAATCAGCAGAGGCTTTTAAATATATGGCAATGGCTGGTTGGAAAACAGATGATATGCTTGGAGGGATAGAAGGTATTTTGAATCTGGCAGCAGCATCGGGGGAAGATTTGGCAACTACCTCTGATATAGTAACAGATGCGTTGACAGCTTTTGGAATGAAGGCAAGTGAAGCAGGACATTTTTCTGATGTTCTTGCACAGGCAGCATCAAATGCAAATACAGATGTAAGTATGATGGGAGAAAGTTTTAAATATGTGGCTCCTGTTGCTGGTGCTATGAAATATAAAGTAGAAGATGTATCTTTAGCATTGGGGCTTATGGCTAATTCCAGTGTAAAGGGTTCTATGGCAGGCACAGCATTAAAGACAAGTCTTGCGAATATGGCTGCCCCTACAGATAAAATGACAGAAGCCATGGACAAGTATGGAATAAGTTTGGTGGATAGCTATGGGAATATGAAAACATTGAAAGGTGTGCTTGATAATTTGCGTTCTAGCCTTGGCGGATTGTCAGAGGCAGAACAGACAGCAGCGGCAAGTACGATATTTGGCAAAGAAGCAATGTCAGGTATGTTGGCTATTGTTAATGCAAGTAAAGAGGAATATGATAAATTATCAGAGGCAGTAGCAAATGCAGATGGAACGTCCAGACGGATGTCAGAAATTCAGTCAGATAATCTGGCAGGGGATATTACACGATTTCAGTCAGCAGTAGATAAATTAAAAGTATCACTTGGCGGGCGGTTATCAAATTCATGGCTTCGCGATATAGTACAGTGGCTAACAAAGCAAGTGCCAAATATGGAGCAAGCTTTCCAAGATGCGTTGGATTTTATAGAAATGCGACTTGACAGGGCAAAAAGAAAGTTCAAAGAAATTTCTAGTACAGAGGAATGGAAAAATGCTGATTTTTTGGGAAAAGTTAAGATAGCTTGGGATGAATTTATAGCAGAACCATTTTCAGAATGGTGGAATAGCATAGGAAAAGCGAAGCTTGCAGGTTTTGCGCAAGAAATTGGAGCAGGGATTGGTACTGGTTTGAAGGTAGGTATTATGACTTTGTTTGGAATTGATCTTGGGGAAACATTAGATGAAGGAGTAAGTATTGGTGCTTCATTTGCAAAAGGATTTTCAAAGGGAATTGATTTTGATGTTATTTCAGGAAAGTTATGGACAGGGTTTAAAAATATAATTTCTAGTGCAGGAAAATTACTTCCAGGTGGGAAAGCAGCAGATTTATCTTCAGTAATCTCTGCTGTTATACTTGGTAAGATTATAACACCTTTTGTAAGTATTGGAAAAGGAATAGGTATGGGAAAGTGGCTGTTTGGAGCAAATGCTGCTACTGGAGTTTCACGTATGGGAGTTCTTATGGGTTCAACAGGTAATGCTATGGTAAGTGGATCAGGGATTTTGGGGTTACTTGCAGATGCTGGTTATGGTTTAACAGGAGGCAGCAGTACAGCAGGCATGTATTTTGGAAGTATGGCAGGGTCTATGTCTGGTGGTACTGCTGCCCTTGTAGGTGCAGGTTCTGTAGTTGGAGGGCTTGTTGGTGCAGCAGGGCTTATACATGGTGGCATGGATATTTATACAGGATTCACGACAGATGATGAAGAAAAGGCAAAAGCATATAAAAAAGCAGGGGCAATAGAAATAGGCGGTACATTGGCCGGAGCAGGAGCCGGAGCTGCTGCTGGAGCAGCTATTGGAGCATTATTTGGGGGCGTAGGGGCAGCCCCTGGGGCATTGATAGGGGCTGGCATTGGTGCAATAGGAAGTTGGATTGCTGGAAATAAAGTAAAAGAAGAGTATAAGGAAAATGTAGAAAAAATGCAAATGGAAGCAGAAAAAGCACAGAAAATTTTTGAAGCTACAGGATTAGCAATAGAAGATGTTACTTTTAAAAATAAGGCATTAACACAAGCTATGAACGATTCAGGGACTTCTGCTTCCCAGTTTGCATTACTGTTTCAAGAGGAATGTGCAAAGGCGGCTAAAGAAGCATTTGGAGATATTTCTTTGTCTTTATCTGAAGTGAAGAAGGTTGCAAGTGAAATTACATTTGCTGGTATAAAGGAAGAATTTGATGAATTTACAAAGGCAACAAAGGATGCAGATATAGCATTAAGTAATTTAGAAGCTTCTGTAAGCAATCTAAAAAAGGAAAACTGGAAAGTTGGGCTTGGTATGGAGCTAGTAGAGATGGATAAAGATAATTATAAAAGTACAATTAAAAGTTTTCTTGCTACAAGCCAGAAGTTTATTCATGATAACCATTATCAAGTAGTAGTTGCTTTGAAGTTGTTATCAGAAGGAGAAGTAGATACTACAGGAATAGATAATTATTATAATGGATTAAAGAATAAGATAGAGGATTTGGGTACTAAGTTGACAGATACCATAGATATTTCTTTAGAAGATGGAGTAATTACATTAGATGAGGCAGCGGAGATAGAAAATATACAAAATCAGATTTTAGGGATTACAGATAAATTGACACAAGCAAAAATAGATGCAGAAATGCAGACTTTGCAGATTAAATATAATGGAGCTGCTTTGAATATAGACAGTTTTAATGCTGTTCAGGAAGAATTGTGGGCTAATGTAGAATCTGCTTCTGAACAGTATAAAAATGCTTTAACACTAACATTAACTGATTTGAACCTGCGATTTGCAGATGGTGCAATTACACAGGCAGAATATGAAGAAGCAGTTGCAAAGGAAACAGAAGGATATTACGCACAAATAAATGAGATTAATGCAAGAGTAATCACCTTTAACTTGGATAGCATTGCTAAAGCATGGGATTTAGAATTGTTAAACATTATGCCAGATATAGAAGGGAGTACAACAGAGAAGTTGACTCAGGCATTAAATCGTGCAATTCTAATAAATCCAGATGTGAAAACATGGGATACAGCAGATGTGATTCGTTGGATAGGTCTTGATACAATGAATTTAGATCCAACAGATCAAACAATGATTGCATCAGAGTTAATTCAGACAGCACTCGCTATACCAGAAGGAACCAAAGAAACCATCATTCAAGATTTTAGAAGTCAAATTCCAACAATAGCAGAAATTAAGTCAGCAATAGATTGGGACTTTATAACAAACCAAGATTGGAGTATGATGATGGAGACTGTTACAGGATCAAAAGAGGGTTTGGCTTTTGGATTCTCTGCAGAAGATATGAAAAAAACGATGGCAGAGTTTTATGGAGATTCTTTTGAAAACGTGAAACAGTTACATTCGCAAACATTGCATGATGCCTTAGTAAATAGTACAGACAATGAAATGTTAGTAGCTTTTATGGAACAGTATAGGTCAGGGAATATAAGTGGATTTGATTTTAATCATGCTATGCAGCATGGTCCTGCTTCTAGTGAGTGTCATGAACAAATAGTGGCTGAATGGGAGGAGGCAGGTACAGCATATGGAGAAGCATTGAATAATGGAGTATCAACAAGTTTGTTATCTGGCGCATCACTTTTTAGAGAAAATTTGCAGACAGCGTTAGATGCAACAACAACTAGCCCATTTACAATCAATCCTGTGATTAATGTAGTGCCGGGGTATCATGTTACTATGCCAGAGTTTACACAAGTTAATCAAGGAGTAAGCAGTTATGCAGTAGGAGGATTTATAAGCGGAGGGCCAAAATTGTCATGGTTGGCAGAAGAGGGATATGGTGAATTTATTATTCCTACTAATCCAAGTAGGCGGTCAAGGGCATTAGAATTATATAAGCAAGCAGGAGAAGCATTAGGTGTAGGGGGTTATGCAGCAGGAGGTCTGGTAGGAGGGCGAAATCTAAGTAATAAAGTTTCAGATTATAGTTCATTTAAGGGAATTATTGGAAATCCTCTTCTTACTTATAATGAAGAGGCAGAAGGTAATGAGAATAATACTTTAATTCCAGTAAATATTGGACAACAAAAAGAAAGTAGTTCTGTACAGATTTGTGTGCAAATGGCACCAGAGTTTACTATTCAGAGTGGAAATGGGCAGAGTGAAGAAAGTATTATGCAGGTAATCAGAAGGCACATGCAAGAGATGGCAGATGAGATTGGAGGAGAGATTGCTTCAAAGTTAGAAGAAGTTTTTTCAAATATGCCGTTAAAGGAGGCATAAAATGTGGATATTAAGTTAATTCCTGTTGGAAATAGAGGTTCGATATTTACCTTCCCAGCATTACCCGAGCAAATAAAAGGGAAAAGTGCAATAAAATATCAAAGTTTTGATATTATCTCACAAGGTACTGTGAAAGTCCCAAAAGGAACGGATGTAACAGAAATTTCATGGGATGCAGAGTTTTTTGGAAGAACGAAAAGGGAAGAGGCTATTGTTAGGAAAAATGAATGGAAAGAACCAATCGAATGTGTAAATATTATTTACGATTTTATCAAAAATGGGGCAGTACTTAATTTAATTGTAACAGAAACATGGATTAATATGGATGTTACCATTTCTTCTTTTCAACCATGTGTATATGGAGCATATGGAAATATAAAATATACCATTTCTTTTGTGGAAAAGAAAGTGTTAGAAATTTATGATACAAATGATTTGAAGGTTGGGTTATCTGTAAAGAAAACAAATCCAAGAAGTGATTTAAATGATGTTGCTGGTTCTATTTATATTGTAAAAAGTGGGGATACATTATGGGGAATTGCCAGTATGAAATTAGGGGCAAGTACAAAATGGGTTAATATTTATGAGGCTAATAAGGAAACAATAGAGGCAACAGCAAAAGATCATGGAAAATCCAGTTCAGATCATGGACATTGGATATGGCCGGGAACTGCATTGATAATTCCAGTATAGGAGATAGCATGGTTGATCTATCGAAAATAGAATATATGGTGATTGTTACAGATGAAAATGGTAAGCAATATAATATTAAAGATTATATAGAAAACCTTGGCTGGGAAGAAAATGAAAATGAGATTTCTGTCCGATCTTCTTTTACAGTTAGGAACGATAAGACAGAAAAGGGATACTTGTCATATCTTATTAAACCAGGATGCTTAATATGTATTTATGCTTCAGATGGATTTACAAATCAGGAAGTGGCAAGAGGGTATGTAGAAAGTTGGAATCCTGTATATAGAAATAGTAGTACTAATTTAAAATGTACAAGTTATGATGAACTTTATAAGTTGCAAAAAAGCCAAGATAATATTTATTTTCCTTCTGGGACAGGAACACAGTCAGCAATTAGTAGAATATTGGATAACTGGGGGATACCTATAGGAGATTATCAGGGCCCAAATACTACACATGGGAAATTAGTATATAAGAATCAATATTTGTCAGATATAATTCTTGAATTACTAGATGATGCTGCAAAGAAGGGAGAAGAAAAATGTATAATAAAGGCTTTTCAAGGAAAAACGTCTATTGTTCCGAAGGGAAATAATAAGACAGTATACGTTTTTCAAGCGGATAATACCATTTCAATAAGTGAAAGTATGGATATGGCTGATTTAATAACTAGGGTAAAGGTGATTGGGAAGGTAGATGATACAGGGAATACTAGTGTAGAAGCAACATTGAATGGTCTTACAAAATATGGTATCCGGCAAAGAATATATATTAGAGGTTCTGATGAAAGTTTGAGTGATGCTAAATCTGCTGCCCAAGAGATTCTCGATCAAAAAGGAAATATTATAAAAGAGATAGTGATACAAAGTCCTGATATGCCATTTATTAGAAAAGGGGATTTAGTATATCTTATGTTGGGAACAACAAAGGGATATTTTTATGTAAAAGGGATTCGGCATGATGCAGATACCTATAGTATGACAATGAACCTAGAAGTAGCGGAACAGGAAATAGTAAAAGAGAATGAGATACTTGCAGAAAAAAGTTATGAGATTGGCGATATTGTGAATTTTCATGGAGGCATACATTATGTTTCTTCTTATCCAGATGCAAAGGGTTATCATGCAAGGGCTGGACAAGCGAAAATTACAAATAAGAATGGAGCAGGAAAAGCTCATCCATGGCATTTGATCCATATCAATAGTGATAGTAATGTGTATGGTTGGGTTGATGATGGGGCGTTTGATTAGATAGATTTTTGGATTTGTTAGAATTTTAGAAAAAGCTAGATTTAATTGGTAGGACATGATATAATCATATATTAGATAATTGATTGTATAATACATGAAGAAAAGTATAAGGAATGAGGGGATACAAGAAGATGAAGAAAAGAATTCTAATATGTGGAGTAGTTCTTATGCTGTTATTACAGGGATGTGGAGGTGTGCCACAAGAAGAATATGATAATTTAGTAAAAGCCAATGAAGAATTGAGTGGAGAACTTGAGAACTTAAAAACCGAATATGAAAAAGTGAATAATAGTTATGAAAAATTGGGTGGAGAATATGAAACATTAAAAAGTGAATATGAAAAGATTAATAGTAGTTATATTGAATTAGTTGATGAAACGGTAAAAGAAAACATGAAATTATCATTTCCTAAAGCATGGGCAGCTACTTGTTTTGGTGAAAATTGCATAGTATTGCCAGAACATAGTGAGTATTTA